ACATGTGAAGAGAGAGCATTGTAATCGTATGTTCTCTTCTCTTCTCCACCTGCCCAAGACCATAGTGAACCTGAAGTAGCGTAATGATCTGTTTGTCTCTCAACTGCATGACCAGTAAATGGTAGGGTACCAAAACCATTCCAGTTAGGAGTAAAGATCTCATGACCAGTACCAGAAATCTTAAGGTCAACAGTTGGAGGACGTACATTGAAGACAGCAGATTCTGAAAGTCCACCAATTGTGTGAAGAGTAAATGGTCTTGTTTGATATCTAAAGGATCTAGCAAATGCACTATACTGGAAGTTGAATAGAGTACCACTTCCTTGCATTGTGGCAGTATTAGATTCAGCACCTTGACCACGAATTTCTGTTTGTACAAATGCAACCCATCTTGGTTTTGTTCTACCTCTACCACGAACCCAAACTTTAATATCACCACTACCAATATGAGATAGACTAAAGTTAGTCTTCGCAGCACCACTAATAGTGAGATCACCGAAGGCATATCTAGTTGTACCTTGCCAAATATACTCCCAATCTTCCCTTACAGTTTCTGGAGCATCTTGACCATCTATTAAGATTGATTGGAAATCGAGATACTGACCTGTTGTTGTACTGTATACAAGATCAATAATCTTATCATTCGCTAGACTTTGTATAGTTTCATTGGCATGACTAGCAATAACCCATGAATCAATAACAGGACTGGATACAGAACCAAAATCTCTCTTTTCGAAGATAGCATGAGATAGTGGATTGTAATCGTATACAACATTCTCCTGACCACCAGAGAAGTTGAATAGAGATCCAGAACCCAACCAGTGGTCTGTCTGTCTTTCTGTTAGGTGTCCACTGAATGGTATAGTACCAGAACCATTCCAGTTAGGAGTAAAGATCTCGTGACCAATACCAGTGATATTAAATAATAACTGTCTATCTTCTGGATTGAAGGAGACTGATTCGGAAGCACCACTAATTGTGGATATAGAACCTGTACCTTCATAACCAAATGTTCTTCTCTGTTCACCATTGGAGAGAGTGAATAGATGACCTCCACCATTAGCAAGTAGACTGAAGTTAGTCTTCGCAGCACCACTAATCTCTACATTAACAAATGCAATCCATCTAGGTTTAACTCTACCTATACCATTACCAAATCCAAATAGGGTACCAGAACCATTCCAGTTAGGTACAAAGTTTTGTTTAGCAGTACCTTTGAGACTCCATAGTCCCATAGCATATCTGCTACCATCTCCTTGCCAAATATACTCCCAATCTTCTACTACGGTCTCTAAAGGATCCTGACCATCTATTAATATAGATTGGAAATCTAGATACTGTCCACCTGTTGTGGAGTTTACTAGATCAATAATTCTATCATTAGCGAGACTTTGTATAGTCTCATTCGCATGATTTTGTATTACCCAAGAGTCAATTACTGGAGAAGTAATTGATCCGAAATCTTTGTATACAAATAGATCGTGTGAAACACCATCATAATTGTATGTGCGTCTTTCATCTAGACTTGATACTGATGGTAATCTACCAGTACCAATGTATGCAGGTGTATACCTCTCATCTAATGTACCATCAACTGATACAATACCCGAACCATCTAAATTAGATGTGAATCTACTATCACTATTGCCATTAACAGAGAATAATAGTTGTCTTTCTTCTGAATTAAATGTGACTGCTTCAGCCGATCCAGAGAATTTCTTGAGGGATCCAGTTCCTAATTCATGTACAAGAGTTCGTTGCGTAGCAAAACTACGGAATGGGAGAATCCCATCCGTAGCAATACTAGGTACATAGAAGGTCGTTGAGAGACCACTTAATCGTAAGGTACCCGAAGCTTGGTAAGGAGCAATTAGACGTGTTATAGCACGACCACGCTCCCAAATCTGACCAGTACCAACCCATACCTTGTGTACACTCCAAGTCGGTAGACTGACTAGTTTAAATGTTCCGAATGAGAATACATCTGAAGATGTAGTGATGAGTCCCCAATCGTCTTGAGATACTGCTTGGATTTCATTTATAGAACCAAGATCTACGTAATTTCCTGTACCACTGTTTACAAGATCGATAATTCTATCATTAGCAAGACTTTGTATAGTCTCATTTGCATGATTAGCAATGACCCACGAATCAATAGGTAGTTCTGCTACAGATCCATAATCAAGATAATAGAATGGATCACCAGTAGATGGATTGTAGCTATAGGAAAGAATCCCGAATAAATCCTCTGATCTAAACGGGAATAATCTACCAGTACCAGCGTATGAAAACGCCATAAACTACAATCTTTGTGATAAAGAAAAAAGGGGAACTGCTGTTGCAATCCCCCCCCATAATGTAGATATCAATTTGAATAGATCAGTCGAGGCTGACGTTCAGTGTTACTTTAATTTGGTCACCTGCGTTTTGAATAGCGTAAGGACCATTTGTGAATCTTTCAGCGAAGAATATCGCACTATAAAGTGAAACTGATCCAGTTCCATCTAGAGCTGGAGTTGTGGTGAATGTATTTGCATCAGGTGTTTCAAATATAGTGTAAGTGGTAGCAGTTGTAGTATTGTTACCTGTTCCCTGTGCAATATAAATTGTATCTCCTACGTTTAACGCATGAGCAGTTGCAGTACACTTACTAAAGTCGAACTGAACTTCACCGTTATTAGCGTTATCAGAAATTGTTTCAATAATAGCATTGTTTATATGAACTACTACTGTACCATCTGTATCAGCAGTTTCATAATCAATACCTGTGATTTTAGTATTAGCATCAATACCATTAGGAGTAGCAGTCTGTGAAACTGTCATTCCTAAAGTTAGATTTTCAGCAACGTTTGCTTGGAAATCAAGATCATTAGATACAGCACCAGAAAGTGCAGTATCTAGATAAACTGTTGTACCTGCAATACCAGCAACACGAGTACCAGCAGCAACACCTGTACCTGTTACACGTTGCTTAACAGCAATACCAGTAGTAGCAGTTGCAGTAACTTCGAATGTACCAGCAGTACCAGTACAAGCAGTTGTTGCTTTTACAGCAGCTAGTGTAAGATATGTGTCTCCAATGTTACCTTTAACACTTGTCTTTTCGATTTGTGTTCCTGCAGCAGCAGTACCAGCATCTGCTACACCATGAATGGTTGTAGGTAGATTGTTAGCACGTACTAGCATGTAACCATAAACGTCACCAGCAGGTCCACTAAATTCGAATGTTTCTTCTGGATATGAAGCAGTTGTTCTGCCCTTACCGAAGTCTAGGTTCTGTGTAGCAAATGTACCTTGATTCTTAACACTTAACAGAAGATTGTTTCCATCGATGTCTACAACATATGCACCAGTTCCAACAGATCCACCAGTTACATAGTCTCCTTTTTTAATTTCAGCATTAGATGTTACGGTAATACCATACTCGTTGGCAGTACCACTACCAGTTACTTGTATAGCAGCAGTTGAGAGTGTTTCGATTGTCCAACGGTTTCCGTTTAACAGTTTACCATACTGTTGTGAGTAATCCTGATCATGCCTTGTATTAATGATTGCACTATAACCTGTGGCAGGTGATGTACCATACCCTAGAGTATTGTTAGTTGTATAAGGCTCGTAGTATGCTGTCTGTGATGGAGTATCACTTTCTGCAGGATATGTATTGGTAGTGAAAAGTTTTAGAATAAGATTTCTTGGAATTGCTTGGTTTTGGTTAAGCAAATTACGCAAGGAATCAATTTCACCATTATCGGTTACTAGCAGTGCCATGTTGGAAACTCTCCGTATTTTATCTTCTGTTGGTTATTTTTATTTATATCCGATAGTATTTATAGTTTAAGCTTCAATGAGATGACGAATCTACTGATATTAATAGCGTAGATAACCTCGAATTGAAATATGTCACCTGAAAATACTTCGGTAGACCAAGTAGAAAGGGTGTCATTTTTTGCCTTTCTTTCTTGTGAATTATTTAATACACCTAACTGTGGCAATTCTGTACCACATATAGATGTGAAATTTGGGAATGAATCATAACTACATTTCTGAATATCTAGTTTTAGATTGCCCTCTTCTTCAGTAATAATTGTCCAAGATTCTATAACACCAGTAACATCTATTGTCATGTTACCTTTGATTCCTGGATTGAGTGGATCAGATCCACTATCAATGACATAATTAAGAGTCCTTGTTAAATCAGCAGTCGTTGCATATGCGAGACCGAAGAATGGACTTGATGCTGTAGGTGGAGTACTGAAAACAATCTTATCATCTGATATAGTGTAATCAGTACCTGGTTCAAGCATCACATCATTAAGAGATATCATCAACTGTTCATCATTAAGAGGATAATATGCAGTTCCGTTAATGGTTAAAGCGAATGTATCTTCGGTACCATTAAATTGACCAGTTATATTATCTAATTTCTTATTAGTAAACTGTGTTGATTTAGAAGGTATCTCATAATTAACATCAAGTGTGTATTGTGGCGATGGACGCTGTGCTACACGATGAGTATTATTTCCAAGTCTGACATTATATGCCATCAGGATACCCCATAATTTATTTCAGCAAGACCTTCTATAACCCTTGTTTTATAATCGTTAGGAGAAGTTAATAGTATATCATATACATATCTTCTTCTACTTAAAGCAGATGTTTCAGCAGGGGTTAAGGCAATTTGAACATGTCCAAGAGTCCTATCAAGAAATGATAGTGTAAATGGAATTCGATCAGTTTCTTTAGCAGAGAAACTTTTTTTCAAAGCAGCCTCACCAGTATACCCTGCCATGTTAAGCGGAGTACCATCTTGGTTTGTGATATAAAAAGAAGTGTCGAAGTTTGCTCCTTGGTCAATTAGTATGTTAACTGGGACTGCTGCCATCGTTTACATCTGCTGTTTGTTTTTCAAGTAAATCTAGAGTTTCTAAACCACCTTCGAGTTTTAATTTATACTCTTTAAGTTTATCAATCTCTTCCTCACCTTTCTTAATTCTAAAAGCATAATCTTTCAATTGTGCTTCGAATTCTGATCGCATTTTTGATGTATCCATAACAAAAATATATTATAGTTATATTTATCTAGGCATTCACGTATATGATCCCGTTCATAGAAGAGTGATATTCACAATTATAATAATATGTTCCTACTATTGCATTAGTAGTATCCCATGTGATAGAACCATTTTCTGCACCATTGCCAGTTACTCCAGTATTATATGCACCACCAGTTCCAGTACTTTGAGATGTTTTAATCCAGAATGGATGTCCAACAGCATTAATTGTGAAGTCTATAGTATCACCTTTCTTTACATTGATTGTTGGTTGTGTACTATTACTATGAGTAGTATTCCTATCATCACCTGTAAATTTATAATTACCGTAAGAGACAGTAACAGTTATTGGGTAAGTCTTAATCAATGCTTCTGAAATAGGTCTATAATAACTATTAGTTCTAGGATACATCTGGGCGTTATTAAAAGAATGTGAAGGTCTTCTATGCCCTTTTAATGTTTCTTTATACCAACCATCAATAAGACCACTCACATTTCTTGGATTGATTGCCTTTATTTCTTTTGATGTAGAAGTAGATCCACCATATAATGGATTTCCCCCACCATCACAAGTTCTATCATCAAACAAACCACCATTAATATTAAATGTTATATCATTTTCATAAGAATTATTCTGTATGAATCCCATTACATCACTATTAGTAAATCTTTCTTTACCTGTTGCTAACAATGCTGCAATACCACAAACCTGTGGTGATGCCATACTAGTTCCACTGATAGTATATCTCCAATTAGCACCACCATATTTGCCATCAAGATAACCATAACCATTTAATCCTGATGCAGCATAAATGTTAGCAGGATTTGGCCAAGCACTTTGAATCATATCTCCAGGTGCCCAAACATCAATCAATGGTCCAAAATTAGAAAAGTCTGACTTTCTAAAATCAGATAGATTTGAAATAGAACCTACAGTAATACAACCTTTAGAATTAGCTGGGGAAGATCCTCTATTATGATAAGCTGTGTATAGTGAACCACTAGGAAGATTAAATTGAACATAATTATTCCAATCAACATATTCTGGTGCTGTTGGATCTCTATGTATACCATATTGATCATTGTTACCAGCAGCAGCAATAATAACTACACCATCTTCAATAGCATCTTCCATGTCATATCTTGACCCAGTGCTATCAGCATTATATCTGTATTGGGTTGGACCTATACCAAAATCTTTATGGATTCCATCAATTGTCCATCCATTAGGACCAGGATTGCCAGCATTATATGTAACACCACGAACTCTAATGTTAGCAACATCAGCTTCAGTTAATGATCTTTCATAAAATGGATATATGTTGTAACTAGATCCCCAACTATGATTTGTTACTGTAGGATTCTTTTTGCCTGTTAAAGGATTTATTGGTTTGTGTCTGTGGAATGCTCTCAAATAATCAAATACTAATGTAGATGTTACAGGAGTTCCAAAACCACTACCTAGGTTTACATGTAAACTATAAATATTTGCTTCTCTTGCCCATCCATACCATTGTCCTGCTACTGTTCCAGCAACGTGTGTACCATGAAATGTTGCGTTAGCAGAATTGGGGTGATATCCATATGTTCCTGAAGGAAGTGCATTACCATCATCATCTATACTACTAACATAACCATTTAACTGACCAAACCAATCATATTCTACAAATCTATTAAGTCCAGTAGTAGGACTTTGCCATTCAGCACAATCAAATGAAACTGGATTATCAACAATAACTACATCAACGTGTTTTCCATCTGCATAAATTTCAACATTATCAGTAACTTGTGCAGTGTTATCATGTCCCCATACTCCCTTTCTTCTTTCAGCATTGCTCCCAGAAGAATGTAAATGACCCCACTGTTTGTCATTTTCAGTATGACTTCCTGCAGAATCATGTTTGTCAAAATCCCCAGCAAATCCGTATGGAGTATTATTAACTTCAGTATAAAAAGGTATGATTTCTTTTACTGGATCATCATCTATATTAATTTCAACAGCAGCAACCCTAGAATCATTTCGTATATCTTGTGCTTCAGTACTATTCATATAGTACTCTGTACTTCTACTGATAGGACGTTTTAGGTGGAGTTTATATCCATCCGATGCCATGTCAGAATAAAAACTTTCTAAATCAGATTTATTTTCAAGTGTGACAACATATACCTTATCATCTGAATGATCGTATAGTCCCATATCACACCTCTAATTGAACATATGTTAATGTTACTGCAATGTTTGCTGTACTACCACTTTTATTAACTACCTTTGCATATATGTTAGTAGATGGTGTTGGGTCATTATTCCACCCAATAGTACCTGGAGTAATGATTTGTGTAGCACCATCAGATGTAATGATTTCTGCAAGTACACCTGAACCTGGAAGTGGATCTGTTGTTTCAGTTCTACCAGCATCAGCAGTTCTACTAGCAGTATCAGTATAAAGAGTTACCCATGCAGCATGTGATGTTTGTATTTTTAATAAACTAAATGCTTTTGCTGCAGTAATTGTTATATCTGCTGCTGCTGCATCAGCTAAACTTGTAGCAGTTGCAGAACCAGTTGTTCTTGAAGTTAATCCACTACCACCGCCACCACCACCAGACTGTGCTACCCAACCTGTAGTTCCTGCACCATCTGTGGATAAAACATATCCGTTAGTACCTTCATCTGGAGGTAAAACAAAATCAATATTACCACTGTAATTAGCATGTAACGGTGCTTTTATACTTACTTTGTGTGCGTTATTAACCTCACAATATAAATCAATTGCTGCTACGTTTCCAGTACCAGTTCTTATAGCAACACTACCATCAGAAAGAGTTATACCACCAGTAGATCCATTACCACCAGCAGTTATATTATTTGATGTTGTCGCACCTCTCCCCGTTACTGAATCAAGAGTGTCTGTATTTATTGCAGAAAGATCTGGGGGAGTATATGTAAAAGTACCTGACGTAGAATTATATGTTAAAGAACCACCACCAGAAGCAGAAAGACTATTTGCAGAAATATCGGTTAGAGAAATACCTCCTCCACCTCCTCCACCACCACCAGATAAATCTGGTGCTGCAATCCATCTAGAAGTACTACCATCCCATTTTAAAACATGACCATCAGTTACAACTCCACTAACATTAACATCTGTTATATCGTTAAGAGCAAGAGCACCAACACTAGTTACATACCCAGCTTGACTGTGATCACCCCAACCATATGCTGTATCCCAATTATTAGAGTTATAATTTGAAGGAGTAATAGTCGCAGTATCAGCACCATCTTGTAAATTTATTTGTGCTAGATTACCTAATTGAGTTACAAGTAAGTTATTTACAAAAGTTTTAGTTACTCTATTATCAATTTCACTAATTGCTCTAACACTTGTGTAGAATAAACCATTCACACCCTCTGTAAGACTATTTGTAGTAAATTCTGTAAAATCTAATGCAAGAGTATAAGTATTAGCTGTATCGTCATAAACAGCAGCAATACCTGTGCCAGCAGTTATTAATCCATTAATTCTATCATCAATTTTCTCATTAAAATTAACATCTAGATCATTTACATCAACAGCAAGATTGTTTATCTCTTGTCTCTGTTGATCTAAAGTATATGTTATTGGTACGTTTCTTAACGTCATGGTACTAGCATTCCTTGATAATAGTATTTATTATTACGTGTTAGATGGAGACCATTGTTTGCCTCTAGGAAATAATTGTCCAGAACCTGGTCTTTGTGGATCGGTAAATGTTCCCGAATCAGTTAATGTATGAGCAAATAATGATGTTAAATTTTTTCCAACATATGGAATTTTTTCATCACCCCATGATTCAAATCCATCAGGAACATTGGTGAAATTACCCAATTGAGATCCCTGAAGATGCTTTGATTTATTCTTAAATCCACCAGCAGTTTGTATTGTATGAAATGAAGTAATACCAGCTCCGAAATCCATTAGGTTGTCCTCGCACAGAATGCTATACCCTTACAAGAATTACTAGTAATATTGTCATATGTTGTTTGGTTAACGCTATACTTTACTTCAATAATCTTGTATATTTCAGAAGCAGAAACTTCAATTGAATCACCAGTATGGAATGTAGTAGCACCTGGAGTTACATTAAATGGAATGATAACATAATCATCAGGAAGATAATAAGGAACTGGTGCCCAACCATTTTGTATAGGCAATCCTTTTATTGGTTTATAATAATCAGCAGAAGGTGACACTTGTATTACTGCTGGTACATCTGATTTATTTCCAGGGTAATAAGCCATCTGACCATTATAATCATACTTACCACCAGTTGCCGTACCAGTTGTTCCACCAGTATATGAAATATCAACTGCAGAATTTTCTCCAAAGAGATTCTGAACAGTAGTAGACTTATCGTAAGAACTATCTCTAAAATATGGTACTACTGTATCCATCTGATCGTTATCAGTGAATATATTATTAGCATAATCTGTAAATGCAGAATGATGTGTTGTACTATCTGAATTAGAATCTCTCAAATATCCCCATTCTGCACATCTTCTTAATGAACGATTAGAATATGCAATATCCACAGTTTCATAAGATGCCCTATAATTCCTAGGTAGATGTGTCTCAAATCTGATAATCTCTTCGTTTGTATTGTGGGTTGTTGGAGTGAATGATGTAAAACCACCTTGCCAAACATGATCTAAATCCCATATTCCATTACCAAGAACAGTTCCTTTATGGAAATACAATGACAATTGCGACTCATCATTACCTGCAACATTTTGAACAAACTGAAGAACAAAGAAGTTTGGATCTTGAGGATCACTGTTATTTGCTTTCCAAACTTGTACCTTCATTGGATAAGAAGTAGCATTACTTCCAACTCCATATGCAAATTCAGAATAATGCTCATCAGAGTAATTAAAACTGTAGGTACTATTTGCAACATCAAATCCATTGTCACCACTCCAACCACCTTCATAACTATCTGTAGTTGTTGTTGGATTCCAATTCATATATCTCCATCCAACTCCTGATCCTATTATTAGTTCATATTCGTTAGCAGGATTTAATTTGATACCATAAAAAGTAGTACCATAAGTTTTATTAGAATCATTTGTAATTTCTACAATTGCTGAATTGACTTGATTATACCTTGCATAAAAATTAGTACCACCACTACCAACATCCATGACTTGGACACTAGGTACAGCATTCTTATCAGCTATTTGTTGAGTGGTAGATGAATTTACACCAAATACAATATCATGTGTTGGTGTACTACCACCTATTTGATCTCCTGGTATAGTGAATACATCGTCATCTATCCAACCTTTTGCACCTTCTGTCTGAATCCTTACACCTAATATCTTACCTCGTTCATTCCAACCTTCTTCATAAGTACGTCTATAAACTCTAAATGTACATGCTTCTCTGGTTCTAGTACCACCACCTGCTAATGCAATAACACTTTGAGGTACTGTATAATCCCAATAAGGTTTATTATACGTAGCAGTATATGTTTCTGCACTTGGTTTTATTTCTATAGTAGCCTGCATTCCAGTATGATTCTGGCATTGTAATACATAATCTCCTTGAGTCCATCCTCTCGTATGCCAAACAATTCTTCCAGTTTCTAATCCAATACCAGTTGGCATATCTCTATAACTTATAGATTCGAAATTAGATAATGTTGCTGTTGCTGTCTGTTTTAATTCTCTTACATCACTATATGTACCACCTGGGAAAGTTAAAGAAGTATCATCAGTATCAACTATAGTAGTGGGGTGTCCAGATAAACCAGTTAAATGGAATGTAATATAATCTTCTTGTCTAACTGATAATTTACCAGCTCCTACTGCAGGAAATTCAAATTCTATATCATTTTGATTGATATCACTATCATAAGTAGCAGTGTTGTAATTATAGTTTTGATCAAAAGTTATTGCTGTACCTGCTTGTGCATTAGCTAATGATGTTGCTATCTTAACTGTATCATAATATGTGGTTTGTGTTATGTCATCATAATCATCAGGTACAATCAAATAATAAGTAGTACCAGCTGTCAATGAACCACCACCAGCAATTGCTGGCATTGTGTTACCACTAGAGGGATTTCTGAAAATAACTTGATCACCTGTTGCCCAACCAGCATGTTTTACACCACTAACTTGATCATAAGAAATACCATTAGATATATTTGTTGCAAAAGTACCATTACCATCTCCCAACCTATTAAAACGAATTTCACCGTTAGCATAGAAGTAATTAGGTTGCCAAATAGGTGTTAAAACATAATCACCAGCACTTACAGTTACTCGAATATTCCAATACATTGTTGTTGGTGTAATAACTTGACCACCACCAGTATTTTTCCATTCTACATCAGAATTTCCATTATAATTATATGGATCAGTAGAACCAGGAGCAAGACAATTAACTATTACACCACCTTTCCTAGTACTAGATCCATGAACACCAGCATCTGCCAGTACTTGTTCTATAGCACTTAAAACATCTGTTCTAGACCATCCTGTAGCTCCTTCAGTGCCACCAACGTGACGAACAAAAGGTGTGTTGTTTTGTATTGCCATTTAATTATCGCCTATTTCTACGAGTGTTAGTTTGACTTGAATGTTCTGGGCAGAACTTGTTCTGTTAGTAACAGAAGCATAAATGTTATTTGTTCTAGGACTATCATTGTTAAATCCTAGTACTGAAGGTGTAAGTACTACAACTTGTCCAGTAGTTGTGGTTCTGACTTCAGCAAGTAATCCTGATCCTGGACTAGGATCATTACCTTCACTTCTATTGATGTCATTATCTCTAGAATTATCATCACAATATAACCTTACCCAGGCATCATGTGATACTTCTATTTTAAATAATGCATACGCATTGTATCCTGTTATATTTAGTTCTCGTGCCTCTCCTGCTGGAACTGCTATTGCAGTACCATTAATATCCTGAATAGAAGGAACACCACTACCACTACCACTTTGGGCACTTTCATTATGCCATCCCTGTGCAGCAGTATAAGTTAAAACTTGATCGTCTTGAAGACTAGCAATAGTTACATTTGAAAGATCTTGAAGATTGTTTACAAGACCAGATGGTGCAACACCTTGTGCCTTCCATGAAACTGTATCCCACACCCAAGTAATACCTGCAGTGGCATCATAATGGGTATCACCATCTGATGGATTATTGGGTAGATTTATTGCCATTATCTTCGGTATTTTATTAGATATTTATGGATTGACATTAGCTAATACCTCCATCGTAGGAACTATATGGATGACCTGATTCCACTGTTGGAACTATTGCCGTACCAGTATAAACATGAGGAGCTTGAGCAGCATTATATCCATAGATAGCATTATTTAAATCTTCAGTATTTGTAGAAGGGAATGAACGACCAGAACCCCAGATAATTCTTACAGCACCAGTACATCCTTTCCAAGCAGTACCTCCACCAGTAGGAGCTCCTGACCCTTGTCCTCCTGCAGGTCCCCATACTCCAGCGTCAGCACCAGCACCACCACCATAATATCCACCAGCAACAGCCCCATTATAAATCTGCTCATTCTGACTATAAGGAGGATGTCTTCCATCTCCATTTAACCAACCTCCAGTTGCAGGATCTATACGAACTACACCCAGTCCTTCACTCATCCAATGTTTTGAACCACCTTTACCAACAACTGCTGGTGCTCCAGAATCATCTCCTCCACCAACACCATTACTACCTTCTCCCCATATTCCCGTTCCACCGCCACCACCAGCAACAGCACCG